CAACTCGTCGATGCAGGCACTTTGTCAAACCTTCCGGGCGGTCTCAAATCAAGAGGGCTGCGTGTCAAGGGAGACGATACGCCTATTGCGCCGGGTGAGTTCCGAGACGTAGACGTGCCGAGCGGAGCGATCCGGGACAACATCCTGCCGCTGCCGTATAAAGAACCAAGCCAGACCTTGTCGATGTTGATGGACAAGATCATTGAAGAAGGTCGCCGCTTCGCTGCGGTGTCCGACCTCAAGATCAGCGACATGTCCTCGCAGGCTCCGGTGGGCACTACGCTTGCCGTGCTTGAGCGTGTGTTGAAGGTGATGACGGCGGTGCAGGCTCGCGTGTACTACGCGATGAAGCAGGAGTTCAAACTCCTCGCTGCAATCATTCGTGACAACACGCCGGATGAGTATTCGTACGAGCCGGAAGTAGGCAAGGCGAGCGCGAAGAAGTCGGACTACGACAACGTCGATGTGATTCCGGTTGCTGATCCCAATGCAGCCACCATGAGTCAGAAGGTGGTGCAGTACCAAGCGGTGCTGCAACTGTCGCAGACGGCACCACAACTTTACGACCTGCCGTACCTGCATCGTCAGATGATCGAAACGCTTGGCGTTAAGAACGTGGATAAGATTATCCCGCTTCCGAGCGATCAGAAACCGCGTGATCCGATCACCGAGAACATGGATGTCATGACGGGTAAGCCGCTCAAGGCGTTTATGTTCCAAGATCACGAAGCACATATGAAAGCGCACATGGCGCTTGGACAAGACCCAAAGATCGCGCAACTTATCGGTCAAAACCCGATGGCACAGCAGATCACTGCTGCGCTTCAAGCGCACATCATGGAGCACATGGCGTTCCAGTATCGCCGTGAAATCGAGAAGCAGTTGGGCGCAGCCCTTCCCCCGCTTCCGCAAGATGACCGTGAGGAGTACGACCTGCCTCCGGAGTTTGAAGTTCAACTATCGCAACTTGCTGCTGCGGCCGCAGACCGTGTTCTTCAGAAGGACAAGGCTGAGATTCAGATGCAGCAGAACGCGCAGCAACAGCAAGACCCGCTTGTTCAGATGCAGATGATGGACTTGCAGATCAAACAACTGCAGGCCCAGACGAAGCAGCAACAAGTGCAAATCGAAGCCCAGATCAAACAGGCTGAAATTCAGCGAAAGCAGCAGAAAGACATCATGGATGCTTCTGCGAAAGCCGACGAACTGGACCTTCGCAAGGAAGAAATCTCTGGCAGACAACAACTTGAAGCCGCACGGCTTGGCGTTGATATCGAGAAGCACAAGGCAGAACTCAGCGGTAAACAGCAGGAATCCGGTGTTCGACTTGGCTTGGAGATTGGCAAAGCCCGTGACGAGTCAGAGTTGCGCCGCAGGCAAAAAGAGAAACCCGAGGAGTAATAAATGTCTTATTCAAACGCACTTGAATACTTGGATTCAAAACTCCAAGACGAGCGCGCACTAATTGTTGAAACCTTGATTCAAGGCAAATTGGATGAAGGTGAATACAAACGTCTTTGCGGGGCGTTACAGGGTCTCGACCTCGCACGGAACCAAATCAAAGACCTTGCAAAGAGGATGGAACAAAACGATGAGTAACATCGATGTTGAGAAGACACAGGAAGAAGCGAAGAAAGCATCGCAACTCCCCGTGCCAAAAGGCTATCGCATCTTGTGTGCGATACCGCATGTTGACGAGGAATACGAAGGCGGGCTGATCAAGGCTGAGGACACTCGTAAGACTGAAGAGCAGACCACCGTGGTGCTGTTCGTTATCAAACTAGGTTCCGAGGCGTACGCAGACAAAGATCGTTTCCCTACCGGGCCTTGGTGCAAGGAAGGTGATTTCGTTCTGACCCGTCCCTACTCGGGCACTCGCGTGGTCATCCACGGTCGGGAGTTCCGCATCATCAACGACGACACGGTAGAAGCGGTGGTCGATGACCCCCGTGGCATCCGTCGCGCATAAGGAGAGATAGTTATGGCTGAGAAAGAAGAATTTAAGTTTCCCGACGAGGTTGACGCTGAGAAGGCGGTAGCCGAGGCCGGTGGAGACGAGAAGTTTGAGATTCAGGTCGAGGACGATACCCCGCCTGAAGATCGTGGCCGTGCCCCCCTCCCGAAGGAGGTGGTAGACGAGTTGGAGAAGGACGACCTTGAGGAATACTCCGAAAAGGTCAAGAAGCGCCTAGGCCAGATGAAGAAGGTCTGGCACGACGAGCGCCGCGAGAAAGAGCGGGCGCTGCGTGAGCGTGAGGAGGCCCTTCGGTTTGCTCAGACCCGTGAGCAGGAAATTCGTCAATTAAAACAACGACTTGGCAACGGTGAGCGGGCATATGTTCAGGAGGTCACCAAGGCGGCGACCAACGAACTGAACGTTGCCAAAGAGAGGCTGAAGCAGGCATATGAGGCCGGGGACTCCGACAGGATAACCGACGCTCAGGAAGCCCTGACGGATGCCAAATTAAGGATTAAACAATACGAGAACTTCAAGCCCTCTTTACAAGAAGAGGAATCAGGAGTACAACAAACTCAACAGTTCCAAGTACCTCCAAGTAGTCAGCCCACAATCGACCCAAAAGCCGAGGCGTGGAAGGACAAAAATGCTTGGTTTGGTACAGATGAGGAGATGACCGCCCTCGCGCTTGGACTGCACGAAAAATTGGTCCGGTCCGGAATCGATCCGCGTAGCGACGATTACTACGACCGAGTCAATGCGACTATGAGGAAGCGCTTCCCCGATTATTTTGAGGAAGAGCAGACTCAAACGAAGCAGGAAGAAAAGCCTGCTCGCACAAAGCCAGCCAATGTGGTTGCACCAGTAACGCGGTCTACCGCGCCTCGTCAGATTCGTCTGACATCGTCTCAAGTTGCACTTGCTAAGAGACTTGGTTTGAGCAACGAACAGTACGCAAAAGAACTTATGAAACTGGAGAGTAACTAAAATGGCTGAGAACAGACTCGCACGTGAACTCGAAAGTCGAGAATCCGCGCAGCGCAAACAACAGTGGACGCCTCCCCAAACGCTTCCGGCCCCAACGCCGCAGCCGGGATGGGTATTCCGCTATATCCGGACAAGTACGATGGGTGTCGCTGACCCTCAGAATACTTCCGCAAAATTCCGTGAAGGTTGGGAGCCGTGTAAGGCTGAAGACCATCCGGAGTTGATGCATATGACCGATCCGAATAGCCGATTTAAAGGCAACATCGAGATTGGTGGACTGTTGCTCTGCAAGGCTCCTGAAGAATTGATGAAGCAGCGTGATGATTATTACGCTATGCAAGCCAAATCTCAGATTCAGTCGGTAGACAACAATTATATGAGGCTGAACGACGAACGTATGCCGCTCTTCAATGAGAAGAAGACATCGGTCTCGTTTGGTAAAGGCAAATAACTTTTTGGAGTAACAAATGGCTTATCCTACCGTTTCTACCCCGTATGGGTTGAAGCCGATCAATTTGATCGGTGGGCAGGTGTTTGCCGGTTCGACTCGCCAGCGCCGCATCGCTTCCAGTGCGTCAAGCATTGGTTTCGGTGATCCGCTTGAGTTCGACACGGACGGCACCGTTAAAGTAACGACCTCAACGACGACTGCCCCGACCTCCGGTTTTGCCGGTGTGTTCTTGGGCTGCTCGTTCGTTTCCTCTGTGACGGGTCAGCCGACCTACTCGCAGCAGTGGACTTCGGGCACTTCGGTCGCAGCAAATACGTACATTACGGCGTATGTTGCTGACGATCCGGACACCCTGTTCAAGGCTGTGATGGTCTCGGCTTCGCTGGTGGTTTCGACCACGAGTGGTGCCCAGTACACAAGCATTGGTAACAACGTTGCGTTGGTTGCCAACACGCTCAACACGACGACTGGCGATTCGCAACAGGGTCTTTTGATCTCGTCGCTCGCCACGACTCGTTCGTTGCCGATCCGCATCGTTGATGTGGTTCCCGACACGGCGTTTGTTTCTAGCGGTACGACCTACTATCCCGAAGTGATTGTTAAGTTCAATGCTCCGTACATCACGGACACTTCGTTGATCGTGGGTGGTCACGCTTACAACAACCCGCTCGGAACCTAATAGGGGAGTTCTAAGACATGGCTATTTCACGCGCACAACTGCTCAAGGAACTCCTGCCGGGTTTGAACGCCCTGTTCGGCCTTGAGTACAAGACCTACGGCGAAGAGCACAAGGAAATCTACGAAACTGAGACTTCCGAGCGCTCGTTTGAAGAAGAGACCAAGTTGTCCGGCTTCTCGGCGGCTCCGGTCAAGAACGAAGGCCAAGCGATCCAGTACGACAACGCACAGGAAGCATGGACCGCTCGTTACAACCACGAGACTATCGCTCTCGGCTTCTCCATCACGGAAGAAGCGGTTGAAGACAACCTGTACGACTCGCTCAGCAAGCGCTATACGAAGGCTCTTGCTCGCGCTATGGCGTACACGAAGCAAGTCAAGGCTGCTGCGGTCCTTAACAATGGCTTCTCCTCGTCCTACGTGGGCGGTGACGGACAGCCGTTGTTCTCGGCCTCGCACCCGCTCGTCACGGGCGGTACGAACAGCAACCGTCTGACGGCATCTGACCTCAACGAAACCTCGCTTGAGGCGGCGGTCATTCAGATCGCTGGCTGGACTGACGAACGTGGTTTGCTGATCGCTGCCAAGCCGAACAAACTTATCGTCCCCCCGTCGTTGATGTTCACTGCGAAGCGTCTCCTCGACACGGAACTCCGTGTTGCGACCGCTGACAACGACATCAACGCCCTCAAGGCGATGGGTTCGATTCCGGGCGGCTACACCGTCAACCACTTCCTGACCGACACGAACGCTTGGTTCTTGACGACCGACGTTCCGAACGGCATGAAGCACTTCGTTCGTACCCCGCTGCAAAACAGCATGGACGGCGATTTCGACACCGGCAACGTCCGGTACAAGAGCCGCGAGCGTTACTCGTTCGGCTGGTCGGACCCGCTCGGCATGTTTGGTTCGCCGGGTTCATCCTGATCCTAGGGTGGTTAGGGGGGCTTCGGCCCCCCTTTCTTTTTGAATTTTTGAGGCGTATATAGTCGTTATCGGGATTAACATGCTTACCAGACAGACCCGACTGACGACATGCAGACTGGTAAGCGCAACTTGCATGTGAGGTATTTGAAATGGGTACTACTACTTTTTCCGGCCCGGTCGTTTCCCAGAACGGGTTTTCTTCGGACACGCTTGTCATTGGCACCACGGTAATCACTGCCGGTGCGGTCAGCGGAACGGTTGGAACTACGCAAGCCGGGTATATTCCGGTGTCGATTGGTGGAACCACGAAGTACATTCCGCTGTATTCGTCGCTGACTCCGTAATACCGGAGGCCAAAAATGGCAATGCAAACAGATGTCCTTGCTAGTCAGCCTCTGACTAGTGCGGGGCAGGCGCTGGATCAAAACAGCCTGACGATTGGTCGCGCTCGTGTAAAAGCCATCTACATCGTTCCGACTGCTTCGGCAGGGCAAGTGGTGTTTAAGGATGGCGGTGCGAGTGGCCCGACTAAAATCACGGTTAACACGCTTGCTTCATCAAGTGCGCCAGACTACATGCTGATACCGGGTGAAGGTCTACTCTTCCAAGAGAACATCTACATCGCCCCGTCAGCCGTAGTCTCAACAGTGGTGATTTATGGCTAAAACTCCTGCGTGGCAGCGCAAGGAAGGTAAGAACCCGGCTGGCGGCTTAAATGCCAAAGGTCGGGCTTCCTACAACCGCGCTAACCCCGGTAAGCCGGGTCTCAAGCGTCCTCAGCCCGAGGGCGGTGCTCGTAAGAAATCCTTCTGCGCCCGGATGTCTGGGATGAAGAAGAAACTGACGAGTGCCAAGACCGCGAATGATCCCAACAGTCGTATCAACAAGTCCTTGAGAGCATGGAACTGCTGACATGGAAATGTTGGTGTGGAACATGGTTCTCACGGGAATCGTCGCCGTGTTGGGGTTCGTGGTGAAAGAGAAGTTTGCCGAACTCCAACGACTCGGCATTCTGCTCAACAGGACACGTGAGGAGGTTGCTCGTGATCACATCACTCGTGCAGAAGTTCGTGAAGATATGCGTCAATTGCTGGACCGGCTTGAAAGGCTGGATCAAAAAATTGATCACCTAATCAACAATGCCAAGCAGTAGCGCAAAACAAGCACGGTTAATGCGGGCGGTTGCTCACAGCCCCGCTTTTGCCAAGAAAGTTGGCGTACCTCAGAGTGTGGGCAAAGATTATGCAGAGGCCGATAAAGGCCGCAAATTTGGTTCTGGAGGAACTATGAAAGAGTCGAAAGCGATGATGAAGAAGGAAGTGTCTTTCATGAAGAAGAAAGGCGCTCCGAAGTCGATGATTAAGCATGAAATGAGCGAGATGGCTGATAAGGCCGGTCGCGCTATGAAGAGCCGTACGGCTGACAAGATGGGTCGTGCGATGGTTAAGGGCTACAAAGAAGGTGGCTCTGTTGGCGGTTCGTATCGTCGCGCTGCTGATGGTGTTGCCAGTAAGGGCAAGACCAAGGGCAAGATGATCAAGATGAACAAAGGCGGATATTGCTAATGAAAAACCTTGCCCGTGAGTACGAAGACGACATGATGGAAATGAAGGCTAAGAAGGCCAAAAAGCCCATGAAGCCTTCTGATCCGGGCAATCCGTCTATGGATATGATTCCTCCGTCGATGTTGCCGGAAAAGCCCGTGATTCCCCCCGGTCGTGAGATGGGTGGTGGTATCAAGAGAAAAGCCAGTGGCGGCGCAGTTTATTCTCGCGGTGCTAAGGTTGGTTCTGCTTCTAAGCGCGCTGACGGCATTGCTCAACGTGGGCATACCAAAGGGAAGATTTGCTAATGAGAAAGCGTAGGTACGCAGAAGGCGACCTCGTTGAAGATGAGGATGCCGGTGAAGGACTAGGCGCTATTGGTTCGCAATATGCGTCTACGGCTCGTAGTTCCGCTTCTGTTCGTGGCGAGAACTTGGACGACCTGTCTTTTCGTGATGCGTACAAGCGCAAGGCTAAAGAACTTGGCGAAGGCAAAGTCTTTGAGTGGCGTGGCAACAAGTACCTGATTGATAGTGGCAAAGCCAAGCCCAAGACTGAAGCAGAACTTCCCAAGGCTGCGCCTCCTTCTCGCCCCGCCGCTCCCGTACCCGCTGCTCGCGCTGCCCCTCCTGCTCCCGAAGAAGAGTCATTTGGTACTCGTTTTAAAGAAGGTGCGTTGGGTCTTGCTGAGCGTGGCATGCGGGCAATTGGAGTTCCTCTGCAGCAGCGTACTTTCTTGACTACTTTGGCAGGCAGCAAGCGGCCTATTACGGAACAAAACCTTACCCAAGAAGAAAAAGACAAAGTAGATCGTGCTATTAAAAGGGCGAGGAAGGCTGGCCGTAACTACATTACGTATGCTGACTACGACAAAGAGTTGCTGATCAATAAGCCTGAGCAGTTTTCTAAAGATCAGGACGTACAGCAGACTATTGGCCGCGCACCAATTAAGAAAGACAAAAGCGGTAGAGATGTTGTCGAAGACATATATGACTTTATGAACTCTGTTCGTGCTAAAGATGTTCGCCGCTATCAGGACATTCGCAAGAAAGAAGGCCGCACGGGACTTGCTAAAGAAGTTGCGCGTGAGTCGTTTGAAGATATTAAGAAGGCGGGCAGTTTGTCAGAGGGCGCTAAGACCGCGTTCAATAAACTGCCGAGCCGTGTAGGTAACGCTTTTATTGGTGAAGATGGACGCCCGGTGCGTATCGCTATGCGTAAGGGTGGCGTTGTTAAATCAAGTGCGTCTTCACGTGGTGATGGGATTGCTCGTAAGGGCAAGACCCGTGGGAGATTTGTATGATGCCATCCCGAGGCATGGGTGCGATTGCTCCTCGTAAAGTGCCGCGAGCCAAGCGGCGTGGAGATGACAAGCCTGTAATTGGGACGGGCAAGCCCATTCGCACGTTTGCGAAGGGTGGCGAGAGCAAAGTCAACGAGGCGGGTAACTACACGAAACCCGGTATGCGTAAGGCTTTGTTTAATTCGATTAAAGGACGGGCTGTGCAGGGTACCAAGGCAGGTCAATGGTCAGCGCGTAAGGCACAGTTACTTGCTAAACAGTACAAGGCCAAGGGTGGCGGGTACAAAGGATGAAGGCTCCGCAACAATCGCTGAAGGCTTGGACTCAGCAGAAATGGAGAACGAAGAGTGGTAAACGGTCTACTGACACGGGTGAAAGATATCTTCCTGAGGCTGCTATCAAAGCCCTCAGCCCCGCCGAGTACGCCCGCACCACCGCTGCCAAGCGTAAAGGCAAAGCGCAAGGCAAGCAGTTCGTACAGCAACCCAAGGGCATTGCTGCTAAAACGCGCTCGTACCGCCAAAAAGGTAAGTAAGGAGAAAAAGAATGGCTAAGAATTGGATTAAAGATGCAATTAAGAAGCCGGGTGCATTGAAGTCGGCTCTTGGTGTGAAGAAAGGCGAGAAGATTCCCGCCGCTAAACTTGCCAAGGCTGCTAAGGCTCCGGGCAAGATGGGCCAACGCGCTCGCTTGGCGCAGACGCTGAAGGGGTTGAAGAAGTAATGAACTGGGGCGAGATTCTCAAAATGGTGATCCCGATCCTTGTGGTCAGCATCGGCTGGCTGCTTGGACAGGTATCGTCTTTTAGTAATCGCTTAATTCAGATTGAGTCTAAAATGCCTGCGTTGATTACGTCAGAAGGCGTACCAACTGATTCTCCTTTGTCTGCTGAAAAACGGCAGAGACAGAAAGAAGAAATTCAGAAAGAAATGAACGACCTCAACGTGCGTGTGACGCTGATTGAGGAGAGGCAGAAGCAAAATGGTCGATAAGACTACAGCAACGACAGACTTCAACCTTGATCTAAACACGATCATCGAAGAAGCGTTTGAGCGTTGTGGCGCAGAACTGCGTACGGGCTATGACTTCCGTACGTCCAAGCGCAGTCTTGCTTTGCTGTTGATGGACTGGGCTAACCGAGGCATCAACCTCTGGACGTTGGAAGAAGGTACGAAAACCCTGACATATAACCAAGGAACTTATGATCTGCCGGTTGATACGGTAGACCTCCTTGACCACGTGATTCGTACAGGTTCCGGTACTAATCAGCAAGACATCAACATCACCCGTATTTCTTCCAGCACGTACGTCGCTATCCCCAACAAGAATGCAACAGGTCGGCCAATTCAGATTTGGATCAACCGCCGTACTGGTGCTACGGGGGCCGACGACGTTGTGGTTTATCCGCAGTTCACCGTCTGGCCCAAGCCGGATAACTCAACTACGTGGGTGCTTTACTACACGCGCCTGCGCCGAATGTTTGATCCGGGTACTGGCGTGAACGGACAGGATGTGCCGTACCGGTTCCTGCCCTGCATGGTGGCGGGGCTGGCCTATATGCTCTCCATGAAGATTCCGGGGGCCGATGTTCGCACCCAAGTTCTAAAGGCCCAGTACGACGAGGCTTGGGACTTGGCGGCTGGCGAGGACCGGGAAAAGGCAGCGGTTCGGTTTGTTCCCCGTGAGAGTTTCTTGGGTGGCTACTAATGCCAAACCGGTATGCAAGTGGGAAACACTCTATCGCCATGTGCGACAGATGTGGGTTTCAGTACAAATTGAGGCAGTTGAAGAGTCTGGTGATCAAGACCAAGAACGTGAATATCTTGGTCTGTCCGGAGTGTTGGGAGCCTGATCAGCCGCAGTTATCGCTAGGTCTGTACCCGGTAGATGACCCGCAGGCATTGAGGAACCCCCGCCCAGACTTGAGTTATTATGCGCCGGGTAACGACGGCGCGAATGGCAGTCGCCAAATCCAGTGGGGTTGGAACCCCGTGGGTGGGGCTAGGGCATACGATGCAGGGTTAACAC